TCTGAAATACTCGACTTACCTGCAACAGAAGGTAGTGATACTACCTTAAGAGATTTATTATCAACTTATGAGCAAGAAATGCAAATTTCAAATGCTGTAGTTGCACAAGCAGAAATAGATTCTCCTAAAAGCGGATTTGACATTGACCATTACTACACTGTTGCTACAAACGATGACGGTACTGTTGCACTTAAAACAGCAGACGAAACAGATTTGGATGCAAGTAATATTAGTATAGGTGCAGACGAAGTTACTGATAGACCTGACAGAGAAGGTTACACAGGCTATCTTGTTGGCACAGGTAGCGATACACCAAACGGTGCGCCTTTTGGGTTCGGTATACAATTTCCGAGAGATAAACAAGAAGGTGATTACTTTTTAAGGACAGATTTTTTGCCAAACAGAATGTTTAAATACGACGGTACACGCTGGGTTAAAGTACAAGACGATGTACGTATGGAATTAAGTAATACACTTGAAAGACAAACACAAAAAACATCATTTATAAACAATGCAAAGACTTCTGAGATTGGCGGCGAAACTGTTACCGAAAGGCAGAGTCTTACTAAAGCACTTAGACCAAGGGCAGATAACTAATGCAATTTTTCTACGACGGACAAATAAGAAAGTATACTACGCAAATGATGCGTATACTCAGTAACTTTCCAGTCAAAGATGGAAAGGGCAATATAAAAGATGTACCTGTGATGTACGGTGATTTAACTAGACAAGTTGCTAGTATTATTAGAGAAAACTCAGAAAATAAATTACCAAGTGCGCCGCGCATTAGTGTGTACATTACAGGATTAGAATTAGATAAATCCCGCTTACTAGACAGTACATTTGTTAAAAAATCTAATATTAGAGAACGTGCATATAACGAAGACACAGGCGAGTACGAAAACTATCAAGGTAAAAACTATACTGTTGAAAGGTTAATGCCAACTCCGTATTTAATGAGATTAAACGCTGATATATGGGCAAGTAATACTGATCAAAAATTACAAATACTTGAACAAATATTAGTACTATTTAATCCTAGTTTAGAAATGCAAAAAAGCGATAACTTTATAGACTGGACTGCTATTACTGTTGTTAATTTAGAAAACGTTACTTGGTCTAACCGAAGCGTTCCAGTTGGTGTAGATAGTGAAATAGATATTGCAACACTTACATTTAGTGTACCCATTTACATTAGTCCGCCAGTTAAAGTTAAGAAAATGGGTGTAGTTACAAACATTATCACTAGTATGTTTGACGAAACTAGAGGTACAATTGAAGACGGAGTAAGTGCTCCTCAACTTAACCAATTTGACGATATAGCAGTTGCAGGAAGTACTGAAAATAAATTCGGTAAGAAAGCATCTACATTATTAGCAACAGAAATGGCAAACGTAAATTACAATACATATGGTGTTTATCTTGAAAACAATCAAGCACAATTATATGCAAAAGGCAAAGTAGGCGGTGTTAGCTGGGAAACAATTACCGAAGGATTGCCGGGACAATATGGCGCAGGTGTAAGTAGAATATACTTAACTAACATTGATACTGATATAACAGTTACCGGTACATTTGCGTTAAACCCGTTAGATTCAGGTATTATTCAAATTGACTTTGACGAAGATACATTTCCACAAGATACTATTATTGAAGGAAGAACTAGTATTGATTATATTATTGACCCTACTACATTTAATCCTTTACAATACTTAAACTCCGGGCTAAGACTTTTAATATTAGACGACATTGGCAAAGAAGGCGAAACTGTACATGCACAAGCATGGACTAACAATGACGGAACTGGGCTGGTTGCCAAGGCAAACGATATTATTGAGTGGGACGGCAGCAAATGGAATATTGTATTTGATGCAAGTGCTGCAACTGCTACAACCTACACAACAAACTTAAACACCGGAGCACAATACAAGTACGACAACAACGAGTGGCTTAAAGCTGTCGACGGAGATTATCCAGTAGGAACGTGGCGCATCGACCTAGGCGGGTAAGTACTAGTATGAACAATATTATATGCAGTGGTGCTCTCTTTTATACTCTTGATACTAATAGATTTCTTTTCTTACATCGAGCTGGAGGTAAGAAAAGTGACCTTTGGGGTCTGGTCGGTGGCGGCAATGAAGCAGGCGAAACTCCATGGGAAGGACTACAAAGAGAGATTTCGGAAGAAATTGGATTTATTCCTGATATAAAGAAAACTCTACCTTTAGAAAGTTTTGTTAGTGCAGATACAAAATTCCATTTTCATACATATCTTTGTATAATAGAAAAAGAATTTATTCCAATATTAAATAGTGAACACAACGGATATGCATGGTGCAGTTTCCGTATGTGGCCGAAACCGTTACACCACGGATTACGAAATACTTTGCAAAGTAAAGTTAATTTAAGCAAGCTAGAAACTGTATTCCAAACTATTAATTTACTTGACAATTAATTTATTAGAAAGTATAATAAAAGTATGAAGGTTTTAGTTATAGGCGACATAATCGTCGACAAATATATTTACGGTACATCAAAAAGACTTAGTCCAGAAGCACCTGTTCCAGTAGTAACATATCAGCGTGAAGTTGAAACAGTTGGCGGTGCTGGCTTAGTTTATGAGAATCTAAAAAGTCTCGGTGTAGATGTTGAGCTTGTTGATTTCTTTGACAAAGCTAGTGTAAAGACTAGAGTAATCTGTGACGGTCATTACATAACACGCATCGACGACGATTACATTGCAGATGGTAATACATTCCTTACATATATTCTATCACAAGACTTTGACGAATACGACTATGTTATCCTAAGTGATTATAACAAAGGTACACTAGACGAAAGTGTTGAGATCATTAAACATCTTAATACATACAATTGTCGTGTTATTGTTGATCCTAAAGAAGATGCAAGTCATTACGAAGGCGCTTGGCTAGTAAAACCTAATTACAGTGAATTTACTAAGTTTGGATTTACAGATTGGCAAGGTAATATTATTACAACCAATGCTGGCGAAAATGTAGTTGCTACCATAGACAGTATCGAATACAATGTTCCTGTAGATGCAAAAGAAGTTGCAGATGTAACTGGTGCAGGTGACTGTTTCTTAGCTGCGTTTGTGTATGCACTTACACGAGAATACGATTACCAAGAATGCTTAAAGGTAGCTGTTAAAGGTTCTACAGAAAGTGTTAAGCACGTAGGCACATACATGCTACAGCAACATGATCTAGAAGAAAGAGTTATCTTTACTAACGGAGTGTTTGATATACTACACACGGGTCATTTTGAGCTACTACAAGAAGCTCGTAGCATTGGTGACAAACTTATTGTAGGAATTAATAGTGACGCAAGCGTGAAGCGTCTTAAAGGCGAAGATCGCCCTGTTAATAATATTGCAAAGCGCATTAGTCAATTAGAAATATTACCGTGGATCGACGAAGTAATTGTATTCCACGAAGATACACCATACGAATTAATTAAAGAAATTAAGCCGCATGTAATAGTTAAAGGCGGCGACTATACAGTAGAACAAGTTGTAGGACACGATTTGGCACAAGTACACCTTGTGTCAACAGTTGACGGTTATTCAACAACAAATATTATAGGAGAAATAAATGAATCTTAATCTTATGGTAATAGACGATTTTCTAGACGACCCTGAAAAAATTAGAAAATTTGCATTACAATGCAATTTTGATATCCGTGGAAATTATCCCGGAGTGCGGGCAAAGTGGGAAAATACAGAATACGAACAAGAGCTAAATCACAAACTGGAAGAATTAATTGGTACTCCTGTAGATCATGAAGGCGCAAGCAAAGAATTTCAAATTTGCACAGAATTTGAAGACGACAATTGGATTCATCATGATACAAAACATTTAGCAGGTGTTCTATACTTAACGCCCGATGCACCTTTAGAATATGGTACCAGTATTTTTAGACACAAAAACACAGGTTTAGTATACGGGTACAATCATCAAGGCGAAGATTTAAGAAACGAAGACGAGTGGGAAGAAACTATCAGAATAGGTAATGTATATAACAGACTTATTTTATATAACGGGTTTCAATATCATCGTAGTAATAATTTAGGATTTGGAAGAAGTTTAGATTATTCTAGACTTACACAGGTATTTTTTATGAATTTGGTAAAAGAGCAATGAGAATATTAGTTACAGGACACAAAGGATTTATAGGATCTAATCTTGCATTATATTTGCAAACACAAGGTCACGAAGTTGAAGGGTGGGAATACGTTCCTAATACTATTCCAGATCCTAGTAATTACGATTGGGTTTTACATATTGGTGCTAACAGTTCTACAACAGAAACTGATGTTGAACTTATTATGGAGCAAAACTTTGAACACAGTATGCGGTTATTACAAGCATGTGACATGATGGGTACAAACTTTCAATATGCGTCCAGCGCAAGCGTATACGGTCCTACAACACACTTTACTGAAGCTGGGCCTTTACAACCACAAAGTCCGTATGCTTGGACAAAATATTTATTTGATCGATTTGTTGAGCAAAATATTGATAATTTTCAAGTTCTAGTACAAGGATTTAGATATTTTAATGTATACGGTCTTGGTGAAGATCATAAAGGTGATCAAGCAAGCCCGTATACTAAATTTACAAAACAAGCAAAAGATACTGGTGTTATTAAACTATTTGAAAACAGTAATAATTATAAGAGAGACTTTGTATGTGTAGAAGATATTTGTAAAGTGCATGATTTAATGCTAGAACAAGATACATCAGGAATTTACAATATAGGCACAGGAATTCCAGAAAGTTTTGAAGAAGTTGCTAATGCTGTTGCTAGTAAGTATAATGCAAAAATCGAATACATTGCAATGCCCGAAAATCTCAAAGGCCAATACCAAGATTATACCTGTGCAAATACAAAAAAGTTAACTAATATTATAGACATAAACTTTAAAAAAATTAAGGATTATATAAATGAAGTATGAGATTAGAGATCCGTTTGGGCCTTCAATATATAAGTCAAAACTTACAGACGAGCAAGTTAAATTTTTAAAGAATGTTTCAGATACCACACGAGAAAAAAATATTAGCAGAGGTAAGAATCTTGCGGGCAATATACAATTACAATTAACTTCTGAAATTAATGACAAGGATTATTTTATTATGTTTATCAGTGAGCATATTAAGAACTATGCAGAACATAATTTAAACAAATATAAAAAAGATGTATTTGATAATAATTATGATCAAATAAACGGAGTTGACTTTGTAATTGCAGAACCCGGTCCTTGGATAAATTATCAAAAGCAATATGAATTTAATCCTATCCATTCTCATACTGGGATTATTAGCTCAATTATTTACATAGATATACCTGAAGAAATTGCTAATGAAAAGGAAAAGATTCCTATTAACAGTAATACGCGATGTCCCGGAGAATTAGGATTTGTACATGCTGATGACGGAGTTATAAGTAACATACATGTTACCCCTGTAACAGGAGACATATATTTGTTTCCGTCAGTTCTTAATCACACCGTGTATCCATTCCATAGTAATGTTGAGCGCATTAGTATGAGCTTTAATATAGCAGACTTAAACATTCATAATTAAGAGGAAAAACAATGACCGACACACCAACAAGACTACAAGGTGCAGTGCCAAAGGGATGGGGATATGAACTTATATTTGCATCTAACGACAAGTATTGCGGGAAAATACTGTTCTTTGAAAAAGCAGGTAATAAATTTAGTATGCACTTTCACAAAGAAAAAGACGAAACTTGGTTTGTAAATAGCGGAAAGTTTAAATTAAGATATATTGATCCAAAAAATGCTCAGCTTATAGAAGCAGAACTTAAAGAAGGTGATGTATGGAATAATCCTCCTTGTTTGCCGCATCAACTCGAAGCACTAGAAGACGGATCGAGTATTACAGAAGTAAGTACTCCAGATAGTGTAGAAGACAATTATAGAATTATTGCTGGCGACAGTCAAAAAGTAGTTAAAGAAGAATCTAATGGATAATATGTGGGGACCGCAAGCACAGGACGATCCTTCTAAGTATACAAACTGTGTAGTTGGGCTAGATCGCGACGGTACTATTAATGAAGATTTAGGAACATATGTTACTAAGCCTGCAGACTTTATTCCTATAGATGGAAGTTTAGAAGCAGTAGCATTACTAAGACAAAAAGGTCATAAGATAGCTATCATATCTAATCAAGGCGGAATATTTAAAGGCATTATGTCTACACAAGAAGTTGATGCAATACATGAATATATGTTTAAGCTACTAGGCGAGGCAGGATGTCCTAGTATTGATGCATTATATTATAGTGAATCAAGTGATAAAAAAGATATATTTGCAAAACCTAATACTGGTATGTTTAAACGATGCGAAAAAGAATTTCCATATATTAAATTTAAATCTGGATTTTATGTAGGAGATAAACTAAGTGATCTTAAAGCTGCTGTTAAAATCGGTGCAAGGCCTGTATTAGTAAGAACTGGTTACGGATTAGAAACCGAACAACAACTTAGTAAATTTACATATAAGAAACTAGCAAAACAAACTTATATATTTGATAATTTACTAGAGTTTGCACAGGCAATTTAAGCCTGTGCTTCACCCCATCTTAGAATAACATTCGAATCAACCGCTGCACCTGTAACTTTATAGATGTTAATTGCAAGAACATCTGGGCCGTTCGGGAATGTACCACGTCCGCCTAGTGTAGTATTTGTTAATTCTTTCAATTTGTCTAGCATAAGTTCAGCACGTTCGCCTGGCTGTGCAATAAACGAAAATACAGTTTCGCCTGGCTGTGCATACGGAGGTTCAATAAATTCAAACTGAACCTGTCCTGTTCCAGCTGCTAATGTTCCACTAAAGGTGTTATTAAATGTAACTTCATAATACTCAGTTCCAGCAAAGTTTTCTAATGAAACATTTGCAATTGAAGAGTTTGAAGGAAAGGTAACATCGCCGCCTGATTGTGTAACTGCTGTACCTGCTGTTGCATTAGATGCTTCAAAACTAGTTTTATCAAAATAAGCAAAGTTTCTGTTTTCTAATGCGCCACCAAATGATACAGTAAATGCATTCGATGTATTTCTGCTTGTGCTGCCATTAGTTCTTGGACTAATTCTAAAGTAACCGTAGTTACTTGTAGGAGATATATATCCTCCTGTAATAAAGGTATCAGCTTGAATACCATTACCCGAAAGTGCTAATCCACTTACAATTCCTATATCATTAGATCCAAAAGTATTTCTATAGTCAGTAGCAGATATCCAAACAGTATCTCTGTTGTTACCTGTGTTATTCTGACCTGAATTTAATTGTGCTGTTGCAGTCGATGCTGCTGTAGCTGTTGTGTTAACCGCTGCTGCACCTGTGCTCCACTGTACAGAACCGCCAGCAGCAATTTGCGCAAAGCTAGGTTGTCCACCTTGGGCTTCTGTAGCAAGTGTTTGCCATGTAATGTTGTTTGGATTCAACGGATAGTTTTTAGGATTAAGAACACCTTCAATAACAATGCCTCCGGTGCCAGTTTCTGAAGTACATTCGATACCTTGCAATAGTAGTTGTGCTCTATTTAGAAGTTCTCTTTCTCCTAAGTCACCGATGATAGCATTTGAAACACTAGGTGCTAGTCTAATTAAGAAAGCAGTTTGTTTAATAACAGTAACATTAATATTTGGTTCTGTGTAAGAGAAGATATATCCTCTATCTTCATCAAATCCGCCGTCTGTAATAAATGCTGATCCCCAGTGACTAATTAGCGGAGTAATTGTACTACTAATCAAAATTACTCCAGTTTTATTATCGTGTGTAGCAGCATCGCCTGCTGCATAAGCTCTAGATGCACCTGCTTGGAAGTTTGTAAGAGTACTTCCTCTTGTTAGTCCTGTAAGTGTATTTGTAGCCTTGTTGTTTCCAGTAAATCTAATAATTTCATTATCAATATATACAGTTCCAGTTGTTGGGAAGAAACTTGTATCCTCAAGTTCCATTGTATTTTGACTTGCATCCATTGCTTCTATAAGTTTTCCTGGAGGTCCTTCGTTGGTAACTTCATAACGCACAGGCAAGTTACCTGAACGCATAAATGCTTCTGTGTTTACGTTTGAGTTACGCATTCTGTGACAGAATACAAAGTTACCATCTGATCCACGTAGCATAAAGTCAATGAAACCAGCACCGTACCAACTGTACTGAATACCAATCATCTGCATCTTAGCATAGTCTAAATTATAACCACTAGGACCAGTACCATCAAGTGAATCTAAATTAAAGTCTTGTTGTTTGACTTTCTTATCACTAATTAACATAGCTTTTGCGCCGCTAATATCAATAACTCCTCTAAAGTCCGGTGTTACTGTCATTGATGTGGCGCTTGTAATATTAGTTACAACGTGTGTCATGCCTTTGATAATAATTCTATCACCTGCTTTAAGTTGATCTTGAAATCTAGTATTTGTTCCAGTAATAACATTTTCGTCAACTTTCATAGCGATAGTGCCTGCAATTTGCTTTGTTCCTGTACGTTGTGCTACATTTAAGTTTGTGCCGTCGTATTCCCAGAAAATACCGTTTTGATCATCAAATATACCCGAACGTACAGTTGCACCGTGCCAACTTACAACACTCATCTGTGCCGCAAAGCCTAATACTGCGCTTGTAGCGCCTAGTCTGCGTTCTGCTAAGACTTCAAAAGTTCTTTCGTCAATAATGTTAGAAACTGTATAGTCAAAACTAGGTTCAAAATAAGTTTCTGGTCCACTGTTATAACCTTCTGTTTCAACCCCAATAAGTCTAATAATACCGCCAATTTGTAATCCATGATCGTTATCGTCTGTTGTAATGGTAATTGTTGAGCCTTTTTCTACACCGTTTGATGTAACACTACGCAAGTCGTAACTCGGAGCAAACAATGCACCAGTTGTATACATAATACCTTTACCTGATTGGTAACGAATATAGTTTTTACTTTGACGTATTGCTTGTGCGCCGTGTTGTGGACCGCCTGTACCAAGTTGTACACCACCGTCATACGGTCTGTGAATAAAGAAGCTATCTGGTCTTGGATATATAGTTCCGAGAATTGCATCGTCGGTATCGGTAATATTGCCCGGAGCTCTAGCCTGGAATCTTAGTGTTGTAATACTAGGCATGTTTGTTGCAATAAATGATCCTGCAGATAATTCATGATTGTTTACACCATCGTCACTAGTTGTAGTAACAATAAATGTATCTCCAGGTACTAGTCCGTGCGCTGCTGGAAATTCTATTTCAATTGTTGCTAACGAACTGAATATAATTTCGTCTAGCCTGCTAATAGTGCCAGTTGATGATTCAGACATAGTAACAGTTGCAATAAAGTCACCAACGTCACCTAACACAGCTTCTTCGTAAGACTCACTAATTGTTGCTATTACTCCCGTTGTTACTGTGTCAACTGAAACAGTAATGTCGTTTAACGGGCTTTGACCACCAAGTTGTGATCCTAATAATAATATTCTATTACCTACTGCATAATCAGTACCGCCATTGTCTAAAGTTACACTGTATGTTCCTGCATTTCTAACTACATCAAACAATGCTCCTGTTCCAGTCGAAGCTTGATTAATTCCAGATACTCCGGTAAATGTTGCTGTACCGTTATTTGCTGTACCTGCACTTGATACTGTACTAATTAACCCAGTAGCGTCTACTGCCGTAATAGTTATTGTTAAATCATTAGTAGTATCTGCACCAGCAAGCTCACTTCCAGAAACTGTAAATGTTTGGTTAACTCCATAATCTTGACCACCTTGATCTACTGTTACAGTATATGCTCCAGCAGCAATATCAACTGTAAATTGAGCAGCTGAACCTACAAGATTTGATCCTGATACATCTTCAATAGTATTTGTATTTGCTGCTACTCCAGCTGTGCTTACTGCTGTTATACCGCCCGATCCGTCTACGTTATCAATTGTAATAGTACAATCATTAGTTGGACTTGATCCTCCTAACTCAGAACCGGATATAACAAATGTTTCAGTTGGAAGATAATTTAATCCAATACTAGTTACGGTTGCACTATAAACTGACCCGTCTCTATTAATTCTAAATTCTGCTCCAGAACCTGTTGACCCACTATATGCATATTCGCTTGAAGTGATCGGATCATATTCTGCACTAGCATCAGGAGCAGTACCGCTCACAGTTGCTGAAGTAACTCCACCAATACTGTCTATTCCTGTTATTACAACTCTAATATCGTTTGTAGGCGATGATCCGCTTGGTATAGTATCGCCACTAATAACAATAATGTCGTTAACTGTATATGCTTCACCTTCTTGACTAATTGTTATTGTATCATATGCGGCATCAGTATATCCAACATTAAATGTACCATTAAATCCTAATCCGCCGTCTACATCCGGAATAAGACCAGCAACTTGGCCAGTTCCACTAAACGCAGTACCTTCAACAGTAACTCCGTCAATTACACCTATACTAAACACACTATCAACAATAAGAACTAAATCGTTTGCAGGAGTAATCCCTCCAACATCTTCAGCTGTTATAAAAATTCTATCACCAACTTCGTATGCTTCGCCACCGTTAGCAATAGTATCTACAGTATAGACACCTCCTGTATAACTAATATCAAATTGAGCATCAAATCCAATACCATCAATATTACTTCCTGAAATTCCTGAATAAGTAGCAGTTCCGCCTACAATTGGTCTGGTAAAGGTATCGTTGAATGTTAAAGTTTGACCTTCGATTTGATTAATATAAATTGCTGTGCCGTCGCCTCTGTCAAATGCTAATCCTGTAATTATGCCTGTGGCATCAGCAACAGTTAGCTGGTTATCTCCTGCGCCAGCATCACCAACAAGATCAGCTGTTAAAAATAAGCCGCCGCCTGATGATTGCGTAATAGCTTGTGTAACTTGAGCACCTTCAGGAATATTTGATCCGGACACTAACGGAGCACCAAGTTCTGGGGTGTTTCCGTCGTACGGTATAATATTAGATCCAACTGCAACATCTAATTCTGCTGTCATGATTCCACTAAATCCGTTACTTACTACTGTAAATTCTGGGCTAACACTAATATTTGATCCTGTATAGAATCCAGCTTCTCTTAGTTGTGTATAGGTTGTAGACAGTGTTGTTGGGTTAACTGTTCCTACTTTTGCTTTAGCATAATATGTAAATGTAGTTGACGTTGGAACTGAAATTACAACAAACGAACCTTCAGCTCTACTTGCACCAGAAACACTATCCTCAAGTGCTTTAATTGTAACAGGCTGTCCTGCTTCAATACCATGCGGACCTACAGTAGTTACAGTAATCAATGATTGGCCGATGCCATCTGTTCCTGCGGATGCATCAGTTACCACAGTAAGTACATTCTTTTCTGATCCCGGTACTTCATATATACTCGGATATCCGCGCATCATACCAATAGCTGACCACTTAGTAGGCTGTAGACCATATTCAAAGTCAGCATCAAGCATTGATAGAGCAGGTGCAACACGCATACGTTCAATAGCATCTGTACCAAATGCATACGGTCTAGTAGTTGTTACACTTTCACCATTCTCTGTTTTTTCTATAAAGATTTGTATATCGTCTGTTGCAGATTGTGTACTAGTGTCTGCATTTAATTTTAGAGTGGTAACACCATCAGTTGCTTGTTGATATTTTGGAAAGTCTTCATCCGATGCTAAACTAACAATTTTTTCATTTGTAGTAGATATTACTGCTCCGGTATCGTTGTTCGTAAAGTTGAACAAAGTTGTATTAGAAGTATTGTTAGATATAAGTAATAAATCAGATAGATCATATTTTCCTTGTATCTTAATATATCCGTAACCATTTTTAATTCTAGTTGGAAGTTTTGTTAATCCGTTTTCAATAGTGTCTACTAATCTGTTAGCTAGTACCTTTATCTTGCTTGATGGTCCGGACTTTACTGAATTAGACAATGCACTGACAAATAGATGCGGTGATGTATTAGATGATATTCCAACATTTATTGTAATTGTTGTTTCTGTAGCTGCTGTAATTTTAACAGGTGCATCCCAAAACGGATCATGACCGGAAGCATTTGGTGCACCAGATCCTCTAGGATATGCATGGTTAGTTGCATGAGCATCTAAAGCACATGTAAATGTTAATCCTGATTCTGTTATATGAATTTCGTCACCAACATTAAGAGAATGTTGTCCAATTGTTAAAATCATTACTCCGGTAGCAGGTTTATAGTTTACACCTGTAGGAGTATATTGCAAATCAGTATATACTACTTTAGATATATCAATTACTTGACCAACTTCTGTCTGCAAACTTGTAAATGCAGTATTTGTAAAAATATAGTCTGTAATTAAATTTCTTATATATGTATGTGTTGATACTTCAGGTAGTCTGTCACCGTCAATTTGTGCAACTCCGTTTTCATAATACCGGCTTGCATAGTCATATAATAAAGCATTTCCGCCATATCTTAAATCATTTTTATATGCGCTTAATATAAATCCAACATCTCTTTTACACTTGTCTTCGTTATAAGTATATCCATCAAAAGGTGCATTGCCTTCGCTTACTTCATTAGTAATATATGCAATTGCTTCTGCAATTATATAATTTGTATTTGAGTCTAGTAATGAATATGCATCTGGATAAACGTATCCTTTATAAGACATTCCAGGACTAAAAACATAATTATCTATTTTTCTTTTTGCCATTATTAACTTCCAAGTGCTATCGATAGTGCAACGTCTTGACTATCTACATATGCTTTATTTGTAACATTATTTACCGTAGTAGGTGCGTTAGTGGTACTAGCTGTGGTAAATGTAGCAACAGCAGGTTCTGTTGCACCTATTACTGTATTATCTATTGCAGAACTGTATATAGGAACAGATATTCCATTACTATCTACTTCGCCTAACTTTTGACCACCAACTACTACGATAATTTTATTTTGTGCTCCAAGTGTTAGGTTTGTTCTACTGTCAAATTTAACATCGCCAACGCCTTCCATAACTAAGTTTCCACCTAGGTATAAATCTTTAGCTATAGATGTGCCGCCTTGAACACGTAATGCCCCTGTTCCTAATCCCGTAGACTGTGTAGTATTAGATATTGCAATAGATCCAAAAGAACCAGTTGGATCTATTATATTAAATTGCCCAAAAACTGTTCCGTCATCATTTTTATAAACTAATATATCGCCTGTATCGGATGTAATTGATAATTGTATAATTCCAGTAGATCTACCGTTTGCTGCAATGCCAGTATTTCCGTCACTATCTGTAATATTTGGAAATGTAGTAGACCCGTTTTCAAGGAAAACACTAAATGTTAAATCACTAAGATCTAATTCAAATGTGTATGTTTTTCCTCTTTCTAATTCGATTGTTGGATTACCTGTCAATACTCCACTAAACTGAAAAGCAGTATCAGATTCATTTTCAGTAATTACATAAGATGTTACTGAAACTGCGCCACCATCGCCGCCAGTACCGATTGCTTCTGTAGTAGTAATTGCATTTGCAATAATATTACCTAATGCATCAACAGTAAAACTTGGACTTTTAAATCCAAAGTCCGATTCAAATGGTGTGCCTGTGGCTTTTTTCATTTCATACTCCAACTAATGTATTTATCAGAAACAAATACTTAATTAAAGTTGATGTAGATTATGAAAGTATTGTACTGAATGTATAAATCTTGCAGAACGGAATGCAACATTTTTAGGGGTAGCATAAAGTTCTACATATTGATTATTTACTAATGCATATATTTCTGCCAAACTGTTATCTGTATAGTTACGAGCATATACAACAACCTTAGCTTCTGTTAAACTACTTGTAACCAAACATTTTAATATTTCTTTATTATTAGAATTTAAATCAAAGTTAATAGTATATTCTGCAGAACTTATATCACCGATAAAAAATTTATCAACTAACGTATCGTCTTGTAAATTTTTCCATGGGCCATTGTGACTAAATCCTCCATTGTTTTTTACAAGTAGAGTATCATTTAATCCATTTCCAAGATAACTATCTATATTCTTCATTTTGACTCCGAACTTACAGAGTATTTATGCGTTTTTGATAGACAATAACTTTCCATATTCAGGTAAGTATAGGTATTCAATATCACTTTCTTGTAATGTCCATAATGCATCGTCTAGCGTTTCAACTAATGGTTCGCCGCCTAGATTAAAGCTAGTATTAAAGATAATTGGACAACCAGTTTTTTCTTTAAATGCTTTGATAATATCGTAGTAATGAGGATTCTGTTCTCTGTTTACTGTTTGTATACGACACGTTCCGTCTACGTGAATAATAGCAGGAATCTTTTCTTCAATACCCGGCTGGCAGTTCACTGCATACATCATTGTAGGTGAACTTTCCATACCACGCAAATCAAACCACTCGTGTACATCTTCTTCTAAGATACTGCCTGCAAAAGGACGGAAATATTCTCTACGCTTTACTTCATTAACATGATCTTTACCATCTGGATCTGTCGGATCGTACAGTATACTTCTGTTACCTAATGCACGTGGGCCTGCTTCGGATGCTCCTTGAAATATACTAACAATATTTTTATTTGTAATTAATTCAATTAAATCATTATTTGTTGCATTAGTTACTGTTGCATTATATTGATTAGCTAGTTCTTCAATTTCCGAGTCTTTATAATCATAATGCATTCCTAAATATAAACTATCTGTAGCTGTCTCAACAGTTGCATCGTCAGTCATATGTTTATACGCCATCATTGCTGCACCCATTGCTGTTCCAGCATCATTTGAAACTGGCTCTATATATAAATTAATTCCGTCATCTTTTAATGCTTCTAAATAATGATAGTTAGCAACACAGTTAAGACCGTACCCGCCACTAACAACTACATTAGTTTTTCCTGACATTTCAACTGCTTTTCTAATAAGATTTACGACTTGTTCCTGAGTTTGTGTCTGACAAGCGTATGCTAAATCTCTTCTATTTTGAAGTTTAGTTACATCACTAGCCAATCCATCTTTTAGCTCAGTAAATAGATTAGAATTAACCAATGCACTATTTGGGTATGTTGGAATAAAAAGATTTCTGTTACTTAATGGCACAATGCCGTCTTCTTGAAAGAGTTTTGGAATATTATCATTTTCTTCGCCATATGGAAATAATCCCATAGTCTTTCCAGCTTCAATTGCGCTAAATCCGCAGTATTCTGTCACTGCTTCATAAACTTTAACAATTCCGGCTCTGTCACTAATTACACTTTCGTATGTTTCGTTTTGTATTTCTAAATTTTCTATTTGAGTTCCAGCAGCATCCCGCATACCTATATGCTTATATAAAGTTTTAAATGTTGCTGGGTATCCACAGTCAAACAATGATTCAACTTCCCATCCCCAAGTTTGTCCGTGGTCAGTTGTCATAGGAATAAATGTTCCGGCGCCGTCAACAATCACTGCAACTGCATCTTGAAATCCGCTTCGATAAAATGCACAAGCAGCATGTAATCTATGATGCATATGACTAAAGTCTAATACTTGAGGATGTTCGCCGCCTGGTTTATTGTAGCTAGGTATCTTATGATCAATTAGCCTAAGTTTTCTAGCAAATCCAGTATACATATCGTCACCAGTAAAATCAATTACGCCAGACGTGTCTGCAAGAGTTTGGGTATGAGCAATAACCATAAGATCTAGTTTATCAGTATATTCCTTTATCTTTAACATTGAAGCTAACGGACCACCGTCGTATTTTCTACGGGTAAATCTTTCTTCTTCTGTAGAAAAAATTACTTCGCCATTTTTCAGTAGGCAAACTCCGCCATTATGTCCTCGTGTAATACCTGCTATCCAAATGTCTTTATTATCTGTCATAATTATTCCTTAATCGTAGCTAAACCAGGAACTAACTTTGTTCCTTTATTTTTTTCTATAGTCTTCTTAGGAGAAGTAGTTAAAGAAGTTTTTTTAATATATTTTTCATAATTCTTTACTAATGACTTAATAATTTCATCTTCAATTAAGCTATTCATTGCCATTATGCCATCATTGTTTTTTGATACTACTTCGTCTGGAACAACTCTGATAGGATCATATTTACGTTTTCCTTCGCCCATATCTTGTATGTCAAATTTTTCATTTTCTGGAAAACTAATATTTTCTGCAAAAGTGCTGCCAGTAACTACAGTTGCAGGTTTGTCTAAACTATGTGCAATATGTTGACCTACACTGTCACAGCCTAAGAAATAATCAGCTTCTTTAATAATTGCTGCCCATTGCTTTAAACTAATTCCCGAAGGTTGTGCTACAGGCTTCGGCGTTCCTTCTTTTTGAAAGTCAAACTGTATTTCGCTCATAACAATTACAGCAAATCCCTTTTCTTGCAATTTTTTAACAATGCTTACCATATTAGCATATTCAAAACTTCTTCCGCTTGGATCAGTAATAAATCCTTGGTGTTCTCCTACTCCTCTACCAAAAGGCTGGAAAACAATCGTTTTATTACTGCCTACATTTTCAACAACTTCTTTAATGCAAGATTTTCCGTTAACTATTTCTTCTTGAGAAAGATGTATAAAAGGTTTAGGTAATTCTCTTATTCCTTTACCATTTATTTCAATATCAAAACCTTGCTGTAGATTACATTTCTGATTATAGTATTCCCAAACTCTGTATGGTTCTGGTGTTACTACATCCATATTAATAATTTTATCTTGGAATATACCCTTGTGCCATACGTCATATGCACGTTCATGTAGTATTGGATGTCCTTTGTATAAATCCATTCCGCCTTCTGCTACAATAATAAAGTCTTTGCTAGTCTCTTCATAATATTTTTCCAACGCAGGAATACTAGCAAGAACTCTTCCTGCTCCTCCGTTAATAAAAAATGCTTTTGCTCTGTTTGTCATTTCTTTATCCTATTTGTAAAACGAAATTTATTATCATTCTTTTTTTGGCTTTAACAGGTGGAGCACTAGCATGAAATCTATTTGATTTAAATACTAATGCACGGCCTTGCTTTGGTTTAAATTGTCCAATACAATTTAAATTTTCGTGCCCTTGATCTACTGTATTGTCAAATAATCTAGTATCACCATCACAATCATGTACATAGTAAACCATACTAATATGATCATCGCTAGGATGATCTATATGCGGTACATTATAGTTATCTAAAGTAGAAGCACCCGGCAACAATAAATTGGCTTTAATTCTATTAAGAGATTTAATTTTTATTGACATGTGTTTTTCTACAAACCATACTAGAGGTTGGATTAATGGAAAGTATGGAGATGTAGTTCCGTCAGTGTCAATAAAGACATGATGCATTTGAGGAACATTAACTACATGCTTGTCGTTAGGATCAATCTTTACGTCTCCGGATGAACTAGGAGTATAATACCAAGGCATTTGTTGTTCCAGTTCAGTTTCTAATATACTTGCATACGAATTAGGTACCAAGTTGTCAATTAAACTATATTCGTCTTGTGGATTTACTGTCATGCTAATATTTATATGCGCAGTTTATTCTGCCCGCAAAAAAAGGCTACATTTCTGTAGCCTTTTTATTTTACGATTTATTTTTTTAACTACTTGAAGATTCGCCCGATTCTCCGTCATCAGTGTAGTCGTCAATACTATCTGATTCAGGCGCAGGTTTAGAATCTGCATCAGCGTCATCAGGTAACATGTTTGTGTCATCATCTGGTTGATAGTTTGTAGCAACGCCGGGACCTTCTGATCCATCGTCTGCTGAATCCCATTCAACATCGCCTATCATTCTTTCTGATTCGTCTACAACTTCTGCATTAGGATCGCCAAGCACTGGTGCTTCCGGCATTGGCCACATGTACCAAGGAACATCTGAATATGTAGTAGATAATGCTTCAACTTCTGCTTTATATGCTTCCATTAATGCAGTATTGTCTGCATCTACTTCATCAGCAGCAATATCTCTTTCAATATCGGCAATCAGTTCTGCTAATAGATCATTAAACTCTTCTTGTGTACGTTGTGGCTTGCGCATTGGATAAGGAGTTTTCCACTGTCCTTGATCCATAAGATATGTAAAGTTATCATAGTCGTAAACTTCGTGCGGAGGAATAGGATCAAAATGAGTAAAGTAAGGTTCTGATGCACCGTCTAGTGTGTATGTTTTTTCACTTGCATTTTCTTCGTCATATTCTCCCCACATTGCCCAGCAAATCAAAGGATTTTGAGAAAAAGTAACTAGTATTGCTCGATGATCTTCTCCTGCGTGTATGTTTGCTATTTGTTGTGCATCGTCGTCATGATCGTTAATACAATGCATTCCCCAATTAAGTTTTCCAGTTAATGCATCTACAAATACCCACATTGTATCCGGGCCAGTGTACGACACTGTACCAGTTAGTCCATCTTCAGTAGTTGACCCTAGATACACGTCCGGAAGATCGTATGTAAAGTTTTGTGTTATAATTTCCATTTTTTCTACCTTATCTGTATGTTACTCGTACCATTCCTGGAGCACCAGGTGTACCACAGCGGCATACGCCTCTGTTGGTTGATTGTGTTGCACCACCTAAGCCCGGTGTATAACCGTTACAGCAATATCCCCAGCCAACTGCTTGCATAATATGTTTACCTGCAAATTCATTTAACCATGCGCCGTATGAATAGTGACAGCATTCATTTACCCAAACAACTCCGCCACACTTATTGTGTAGTCCGCCTGGATAAGGAATACCAGTTTTGTTATGACACGAGTTATCACGGCATCTGTACCATCCGCAACCTACGTGACCAACTACGTTGATATCGCCGCCTGAAGCTGTTCTATTACGTTCACAAGTACAATAACTGTTTGTGTCACAGCAAGTAGGTGTGCAATACCAGCAACCATATCCGCCGCCTTGTGAACACATACGCACTTCACTTCCTGTTCTTGAACATACACAACTATAGCATCCTAAACAACCTGTGTTATCTTGTGAACAAGCTGTAGCTCTACCAATGAAAACCGAAAAACAATCACCTGTATTAAACTGTGAGCTGTTAATAGTTTTACGACTCCAAGCTCCTGATCCGCCTGGTGCGCCGCCGCCACAACATCTAGAACGGCCGCCACCTCCGCCGCCGCCCCAGACATCAAATATTAGTTCTGTAGTGCTCGACGGAACAATAAAGTTCATGCAACATGCTTCATGATAAGAACTGAAGTCACAAAAGTAACAAATTGCTTGCGCAACCCATTGTTTTCCTGGAACTGCACCTGCTGCACCTGCTAAATCAACTGCTGTCTCGATATTTAATAATTCTCTTAAACTTGCCATTTCCTGTCCTTATTTATAGGTTACTCTAACCATGCCTGTGCCGCCTGGCTGTCCACAGCACTGACCGTCTCCGCAGGTTGTACCACTCATTCCACCGCCGGCTCTTGGGAAGTTGTAATGTGCTCTACCACCGGTTCCGCCTACATGTGAGCAAAACGCCCATTCGTTTCTACAAGCGTGTCCTTGAAGTCTTGTTCCTACATGTGCTACACCTGTGGAGTTTAATCCTGGAGAATGCGGTATCCATTGTTTGATATAGCAGTTGTTAGTGTCTGATCCGCAGCCGCAATAGTTAGTATAAAATCCTGGTACACCGTATTCTCCACAAGTTGTGCCATAGAACGGTGAACAACATCCTGAACGTCCCATATAGTGATTACCGTAATCTACACCACGTCCATCGCCGTTTGGTCCTGAAATACAACACTGTCTGTAATAGCAGAAGCAGTATACATATCCGCCAAAGCCGCCGTCTGCGCAAAAGTTTGTAAGTCCGTTACCAGTTACATATGATTTACAACCTCGGCACCCTACACAACTACAGCAATACCATTGACCGCCCCAGCCAGAACACATATCATAACAATCACCTGCTGTAAAGTCAGCATCAGTTATGTCTGTTCTTGCCCATGCGCCTGAGCCACCTGGTATACCACCGTGACAGCCGCGCATACTTGCTCC